ACAAGGCTATGTCTTGCCCAAGCGGTTACGTAGCAAAGCCAGCCTGCTTCGTGATGCAGTCCAAACCAAGCGCGAAGCTCGGTACGCAAAGTACCGGCAAATTATGAAATGGCGAGAAGAGCAACGCAGCATCAAATGGATCGCTTACGAGGTAGACATGAGCTATGGCGGCGTTGTCGGAGTCATCCATCGCTTCCTCGCCAACCCGGAGGCCCTCGATGGAGAAGAATAAAATCTTCCGCATCTACGGCCCGCCCGGCACCGGTAAGACCACCGCTCTGCTCAACAAAGTGGACGAGGCTCTTAGCTCTGGTGTGGATCCTGCTCACATCGGCTACTTTGCCTTCACCCGGCAGGCAGCTAACGAAGCGATTGAACGCGCCTGTACGCGCTTTCACCTCGAGCCTACGCAACTGCCGTGGTTCCGCACATTGCACAGCTTTGCTCTGCGCCTGTCGGGTATCCGCCAAGAGCAGGTGATGCAAACAGAGCACTACAAGGAACTGGGCCACGCTATCGGGTTTGACCTGACTGCTGGCGGGCAGGGCATGAGTGAGGACGATGCCTTCGACCTGACCAAGAATGACAACCCGGTGATCAGTCTCATCAACCTAGCCCGACTCCGCAAGGTCACTCTGCGTGAAGAATATGACGAGAGCGGCATGGGCATGGATTGGAACCGGGTGAAGTACATTGCCGACAGCCTGACCGAATACAAAAACCGGTTTCAGCTTTACGACTTCACGGACATGCTAGAGGTCTTCGTTCGTGAAGGCGCGGAGTTCTGCCCTCGTCTTGCCATCACATTTATCGACGAGGCGCAGGATTTATCGCCATTGCAGTGGGACGTAGCCCACATACTCGAGCAGAGCTCCGAGCGCATCTACTGCGCGGGGGACGACGACCAAGCGATCTATCGCTGGGCTGGTGCAGATGTAGAACACTTCATCAACCTCAACGGTGGCTACGAGGTGCTTGAGCAATCGCACCGCGTTCCTGCTTCCGTGCACCCGCTAGCCGAGCGCGTAGCCAAACGGATCAAACGCCGCGTACCAAAGACCTACCTGCCTCGTAAAGACCCGGGGCTCGTGGA